ACATGGTAACGAATTGAATGAATATGGTCTACAAGCGGCATATTCATTCTTGGGTGTTGCTAACAGAACATATGTTGTTCGTGCAAATGCAGATTTAGGCGAACTAACAGGTGCATCATCAGCACCGGCAGGTACACCAGCAGATGGAACATATTGGTTAGACACTAATGATTCATTATATGGTGTATTTGAATGGGACAAATCAACACAAAAATTTGCTAACAAGGCTCCATTAGTTCTTAACTCCGCTACAGACCTTGTTGGAAACGTAAGTTCAGGTGATCCAAAATCAAGCGTAGGATCAAAAGGTGACTATGCCATCGTCACTGCTAGAACATCAAACGATGTTTACTACAAAAACGCAGATAACGTTTGGGTTAAAGTAGGTACAACTACAAGTGCAAATGTTGCAAGTGCGGCAGGAAGCACATTTACTTCAGACAGTTGGGCATCAAGTTGGCCAACTATCCAAGCAACAGTTGCTTCACCAACTTTATCATCAGGTCATGCTGTAAATATTAATGGAACTGCTGTTACAATAAGTGGTACTACTGTATCAGATTTAGCAACAGCAATTAATGCGGCAAGTATTACAGGTGTTGCGGCAAAAGTTACAGCAGGTGGAATTTTAGAAATTTACACAGATGGAACTTCAAGCACAGACGGTACAACAGACGACGGAGCAATTATTATTGCAGATGCTACAGGTGATAACATCTGTGACACACTAGGCATTGTTGAAACTTACTATGCTGGTCCAGAAGTACAAATTAGCAAACACTCAAGTGTTCCTACTTGGAAGTCAACTGATACATTAACTGTAGCAGGCACTTCACACAGTGCTAACAGACCAACAGGTAGTGTATGGTTTAAAACTTCAGTACCAAACCTAGGTGTAAAACTTACTACAAAAGTATGGAATGATACATTAGGTGCATGGACAAGTGTAAACACACCGGTCTACAACACAAGACAACAAGCAGTTTATGAAATTGATTCAACAGGTGGAACACAGATTCCAGCAGGAACAGTTTTTGCTCTTGCAAACTATACAGGTAGAGCAACAGCAGATGATTCAACAACAGGTGTTGAAGAATTAGTAAACTTTAAATTATACAGACGTGTTACAAGTTCACCAACTACAGTTACAGGTCAAGAGCAAGGTGCAAATCCAACTGTAACCGCAGGTTCGTTTACAATGGCAGAAACACTTGCTAACTCAGGTGAATTTAATACTGCACAAAGTATTAGTGTAGGTGGTACTACTGTAGAAGACGTTGCAACAGCAATTAGCAGTAAAGGATTTACTAATATTGTTGCAAGCGTATCAAACGGCTTCCTAACTATTTCACACAAATTAGGCGGCGAAATTAAAATTACTGACACTTATGGTTTATTTGCAAGTGCAGGATTTACTGGTTGGTCAAGAAACAGTGCAACTGGTGTAGAAAGCGGATCCGCTAACTTCTACACAGCAGGTGCAGACGATGACAACACATTTGTTATCTCTAACTGGAAACCACTAGTATACCAAGCAAGCAATGATGCTCCGACAGCAACTCCAGCAGACGGAACATTATGGTATGACACTACAGTTGATGACGTGGATATCATGGTAAACGACGGAACTAAATGGGTAGGTTATCTAAACTACACACCATATGCTGGTGCAACTGATCCTAAAGGTCCGATTGTAAGTGCTACAGAGCCTAAGAAAACAGGCGGACAAAGTGATAACACAGATTTAGAAGAAGGTGATATTTGGGTTGATACTTCAGATGTTGAAAAGTATGGTCAAAACGTTTATCGTTGGGACAACACTGCACTTGAATGGGTAGCAATTGATGTTACTGATCAAACAACAGAAGACGGTATTATTTTTGCAGATGCACGTTACGGTTCAAGTGGTGCAACTGGAGATACTAAAGCAGATATCGACGATCTTCTAAGCACAAACTATGTTGATCCAGACTGTCCGGATCCAGCACTTTACCCACGTGGTATGTTGCTATGGAACACAAGACGTTCAGGTTTCAATGTTAAGAAATTTGTAAGAGGACATGTTGACATTACAGCAAACAGTGGTAAAAACACTCGTTACTTAGACGAAGCAATGACTTCATACAAAACAAATCGTTGGATTGGTTGGAACACAACTAAATCAGATGGTTCAGGATTATTTGGTAGACACGCTCAACGTGCAACAGTAGTTGCGGCGATGAAGGCAAGTGTAAATGCAAACGAATTGCTACGTGACGAAGAGACACGTAACTTTACATTGTTAAGTGCTCCAGGTTATCCAGAACTTACAACAGACTTAATTAACTTAAACGTTGATAGAGGTATTACAGGATTTGTGGTTGGAGATACTCCATTTAGACTACGTCCTACTGCTACTGAGTTACAAAATTATGGTAACAACACAGCAAGTGCCGCTACTGACGGTGAAGAAGGACTTGTAAGTTATGATGAATACATGGCGGCATTTTATCCATCAGGACTAACAACAGACATTAATGGTAACAACATTGTTGTTCCAGCATCACACATGATGCTACGTACTATTGCAGTAAGTGATGCAGTTTCTTATCCATGGTTTGCTCCAGCAGGAACAAGACGTGGTGGCATTACTAACGCATCAGCAGTTGGTTACATTGACGGTGAAGGTGAGTTTAATGCTGTTGCATTGAATGACGGTGTTCGTGAAACAATGGCTGGTGTTAAAATTAACCCACTAACATTTATTACTGGTAGTGGATTGGTTAACTTTGGTCAATACACAAGAGCAAGAAATGCAAGTTCATTAGATAGAATTAACGTTGCACGTTTAGTTGCTTATCTAAGAAGACAGTTTAGTTTGCTTGGTAAGCCATTTATGTTTGAACCAAATGATAAAATCACACGTGATGAGATCAAGCAAGCAATGGAAAGCCTATTATTAGAATTAGTAGGACAAAGAGCAGTTTACGACTTCTTAGTTGTATGTGATGAAACAAACAACACACCAGCAAGAATTGATCGTAATGAACTCTATGTTGATGTTGCAATTGAACCAGTTAAGAGTGTGGAATTCATTTACATTCCATTACGCCTAAAGAACACAGGCGAGATAGCAACTTTGGGCAATCTATAATGGTGATAAATAACTATATACAAGGAGCAAATTAGATGGCTATTTCAAGTTTAAGTAAATTTACAGTTCCGTTGGCAAGTGACCAGTCAGCAAGTTCACAAGGCTTGTTGATGCCGAAACTCAAGTATCGCTTTAGAGTGAGTCTTGAAAACTTCGGCGCAGGTGCACCTAACATCGAACTAACAAAACAAATTATTGATGTTACAAGACCAAATGTAAACTTTGAATCAATTGCGATTGATGTTTACAACTCAAAAGTTTACTACGCAGGTAAACACACATGGCAACCAATTACAATCACAATACGTGATGATGTAAACAATGCTGTGAGCAAGAGTGCTGGTCAACAGTTACAGAAACAGTTCGATTTCTTCGAACAATCAAGTGCGGCAAGTGGTATCGACTACAAATTTAAAACTAGAATTGAAATTCTAGATGGTGGTAACGGTGCTAATAGTCCAAATGTACTTGAAACATTCGAACTAGTTGGTTGTTTCGTACAAGATATTAACTACAATCAATTGAGTTACGGAGATTCAAATCCGGTTGACGTTACTATGTCAATTCAATACGATAACGCTATCCAAACTAATGGTGCTGGTCAGCCAGAAGGTATTGGTACAGCGATTGGTAGAACAATTAGAACCTTAGCAACAGGTTAAGGGCATAAAAATAGTCATCTGTTTTAATGGTCGGAGACGTAAAAATCTCCGACCTTTTTTTATGAATAAATAATAGTATGGCAAAGTTAACTAAATTTCTAGGATCAGTAGCGAACGGTATATTTGGCAGTCAAGGAGACATGCGTGATTACCAACATGCGGCAAGGTTGTTCACAGACAACTTTATGCGTTTATCTCCAAAAGTAGAATTTTTATATCATGTATATCTAGATATTAATCCTACCGCAATTAGAACACCTAATCCTTTTTATGGATTCAATGAAGCAGAAGCAAGAATCGAAACTGGTATGCTTGTAAAGGGTTTTAATTTACCCGGCGTTACTGTTAATACAGAAACAAAAAACCAATACGGTAAAAAGACAAACATTCAAACTGCAATACAGTACAATCCTGTTACAATGACGTTTCATGATGATAACAATGGATTGATTGGAGGACTTTGGGAACAGTATTTCAAGAGTCAGTATGCTGATAGTCAATTTATTGATTTTTTACAAATTGAGCCAACTTATAATTCACAAAAGTCTACAACTGAAACGTTAGTCGCAGGTACTAAAACCACAACAACATCAACTAAACAAACAGGATTAAAATTTGGTTTTGACAATTATAAAAGTGTAAGATTTTTTAACAATATTAAACTATATCAACTTAGTAAAAAAAGATTTTTTGAATTTACATTAATCAACCCTATCATACAACAGTGGACACCGCCTAACATGAACAGTGCAAGTAGTAATCCTGCTGAAAATCAAATGGTTGTAATATACGAAGGAATTAAGTATGCAACCGGACGGGTCAGTACAGAGACTGTAAAAGGATTTACAGCCTTGCATTACGATAATATTCCTTCACCGTTAGGATCCGGAGCCGCTGGACTATTTGGCCAAGGCGGAGTATTAGCCGGAGGTTTAGATGTAGTTGGCGATGTGTTACAGGGAGACATTTTTACAGATCCTTTTGCACTACTAGGAACCGCAATCAAAGCCAAACGTACATATGACGGAGCCAAACAATTATCAAGCGAAGGTATAAAAAACGAAGTAACAGGTATTGTAACAAGAAGTGTTACAAACGCGGCCAACAGAACTATTACAATGAGCGGGTTTGATACTGTTGATCAAACATTTGCTACTCCAGCAAATCAAGAAGAAACAGTTGTATACAATCCAGCACAGCAAATTAACAATGACAGTCAACAAGGCAATGGCGGCGAAGGTCAAAATAGTAGTACCAGTACTAGGTGAAAATAGTACTCCTAACAATGGATAAAAAATTATGGCAATAACATATTCAAACTTACCAATTCCAGACAAGAGCATTCAAAAAGATAGCAGTGACAACACTATTAAATTTTTTGATGCTTACAATAAAAAACAATTACAGTTTAAAGCAAGTGAAAGCGATGCTGTGATTTCCTTCTTTACAGGAAGAGGAATGGAATCAAATGCCGCAAGAAGTACAGCACTAATTTTTTTAACACAGTGTAAACTTGATGGTGTTAATCCATTACAACTTTTAGATCAACTAAAAGAAATAGATAGTGTAAAACTAACAAACGCAATAGGTCAAATACTTAATATCAATAGATTACCAACTAGTGGTCTTGGAACTGCACAAGAAGAAGTCGAAGAAAATACTGCTAAGAGGAACATCGTTGCATAATGGCACGTTTAGGAAATTTTGCCCGCGGCAAATATGATTTAAAGAATCCTGACAAGTATATAGGAACAAAAACTCCTATGTATAGAAGCAGTTGGGAATGGCACTTTATGAAAATGTGTGACGAACATCCAGCGGTTGCTAAATGGGCAAGCGAAAGCATTAAGATACCTTACAGAAATCCACTAGATGGAAAATACACAATTTATGTACCAGACTTTTTTATTGTTTACAGCAATAAGTCTGGAAAAACACGAGCAGAGATAATTGAAATCAAACCAGAAAATCACACCGTAAAAGAGCAGGTTGGTAAAAGTGCATATAACCAAGCCAACTATATTAAAAACAAAGCAAAGTGGGAAGCGGCCGCGAAGTATTGCAAACAACACGGTATACAGTTTAGAGTAGTAACTGAAAAAGATTTATTCCACCAAGGCAAGAGAAGATAAGTATTATTATGACAAAGAAGTTAGAAGAACTACTAGATTTACCTGAAGTTAAAGAGACCATGGAGCAGGTTGAAAAGCCAGAGCCTTCAAAAGAAGTCAAAAAAGAAACGGTCAACCTTGAGCGTAGTATAGCAGAATTTGATAAAATATCTGCCGCTTTACCTATGGTTAAAGGACTTGGAGAATTAGCAGATAAAGAACTTGACGATCTAGCAGAAAAAGCAAAACAATCATATGAAGATCTAATGGATTTGGGCATGAATGTAGAATCACGTTATGCGGGTCGAGTATTCGAAACAGCAAGTAATATGCTTAAGAATGCCATCGAAGCAAAGAGCCAAAAACTAGATAAAAAGTTAAAAATGGTAGAATTGCAACTTAAAAAGCAAAATTTAGATCAAAAAGCAGGCGAAAACGTTGATACAGTAGATGCTGAAGGGTATGTTGTAATGGATCGCAATGCCATTTTAGAACGTATTTTAAACAAGGATCAAGATAAATAAACGTAGTTAAAGGAGAATATAGATGGCAAGCATGTTTAAAAAATATCTAGCAGAAGCCGCAAAACAGTATGATTTTATCATCAAGGTTGCAGGCCCGTTAGATGAAAATTTTGAAGAAGGTTTAGAAGTAGCACTTAAGAAATTTGATGTTGCTAATCTTACTGCGGGTAAGAAAACTCCAATTCAAAATGTGCCTTTAGATTTTCCAGATTTAAGTAACACAGAAGTTACAGTTTTTGAAACAACATTAAACTACCCAACTACACAGTTTGAACTAAGAAATTATCTTGCAGATGTTTTGAATACACAACAGGATTTTATCCGTGTACGCAGACCAGGTGAACCAACTGAAGAGTATCAAAAAGAGCCAAGCGATAAGCCGTATGAAACAAAACTTACAGACGGTGAATATAAAGATGCAGAAGCAGTTGATAAAGATGCGTTGGTTGTTACTGAAAAAGGTAAAGAGACGTTTTTACAGCAATTAGCAAAAGAAGCAAAAGAACGTCATCAAGGAGACGAATAATGGCATCATATGAAATGATCGACGTACTACAGCGTTTAAGAGAATTAGATGAAAAAAATCCTAATATAGTAACTGACGCAGTAGACAATACAGAAAAATTTAACCCTCCAGTCGAAGAAGCAAAAAAAGCAAAACCTGATTTTCTTGATGTAGATAAAGACGGCGATAAAAAAGAGCCGATGAAAAAAGCAGTCAAGGATAAAGAAAAGAAAAAAGTAGACGAGTCTATTACTATTAGTGCTGACTCTCCTGAGGACTTACCAATCATTGCACAAATAATGAAACTTGCAGGCATGCAACCTGTAACACCAGACATGATGCCTGATCAGGATAACACACCTGTAATGAAGGCAGAACCAAGTTGCGGTACACCAACTTACGATAATACTCCACAAGAACAAGTAAAGGGTATTGAAGATGTAACAACACAAACAGGATACGGTGATACAAATGGTCCTAAGCATCCACAAGATATTAGAGTAAAAGATCCTAGTCCTTTTGCAGACTATGAACAAAGATTAGCAAAACTAGCAGGCATTGAAAAAGAAGAAGTTGAAGACGAAGTAACTGATCAAGAAACTGAAGAAGGCTATGCTAACTCAATGGGTAACGAAAAAGAGGATCCTACTTATAAAGGTTATGATCCAGACTATTCAGATCATACAGAAGACGGTAAGCCTAAAGTCCGTTATGTACCGAGTAGATACGGTGATAATCCATTAGAGTCAATTGAACAAAACCTAATGAAAGAATATACAGATTACGTTAAAGAAAGAGAACTTTCCAAAGCCGAAGAAAAAACAAAAGAAAAATATGTTAAAGGCATGAAGAAAGAAAAAGGCGACTTTAAAAAGAGATACGGCGATGATGCAGAAGCAGTAATGTATGCAACTGCAACCAAAATGGCTAAGAAAGCATAATTTTTAATCCTACTACCTTAGGATTGGGCCTCGTGTAAAAGCGGGGCTTTTTTTTGACTGAAAAACAATAAATATTTTTATGAAGACGGAATACACCAACGCCTTCTTTGAAGTAGTACGTGAGACAAAAGAAACACACGGTTACGAATTACCAGTTGAACTTGAATCTTACGTTGTATATCTTTTGGCAAACTACATAGACCGTCCAGACTTTCTACCAGAGCAATCTTTTGCCGAAGCATACTTAAAACTAGAACGTCCTTACAACCACAGTGCTAAAGAACTAGGAGATACATGTCTGTTTGTAACAGGAGTATTTCCAACATACGGTTCACGTAAAGGATTAAGCATTAAATATTACAGTAACATAGGCAAAAGCAGTTATTCAATGGCCGGTGAAGTACTAAACATAGATCTATTTGAAAATTTAAGCCAACACTTTGATGTACTGCGTGACTTTATTGATATTAGTGTCAATAAGCACAAAATGCCTCTGTTTTTAAGATAAGTAATAGTATGGCACAAAATGCAAAAAGCCTTGATGGTGTTCTTGTCAAAAAAGCACACGCAAGGACTAGATATACAGAAAAAGAAATTCAAGAATTACAAGCCTGTGCAAATCCAGACACAGGTGCAAAATTCTTTATGGATAATTTCTTTTATATTCAGCATCCAACAAAAGGCAAGTTGAGATTTGCTCCTTTTGAGTTCCAAGAAAGACTTGTTGATTCATATCACAATTATAGATTTAACATCAACATGCTACCTAGACAAACAGGCAAGTCTACTACAGCCGCCGGTTATCTATTATGGTATGCTATGTTTAATCCAGATGTAACTGTTCTTATTGCGGCACACAAATATGCAGGTGCCCAAGAAATTATGCATCGTATTCGCTACGCTTACGAAGACTGTCCAGACCATATAAGATGTGGTGTAACTTCATATAACAAAGGGTCAATGGAATTTGATAACGGCTCGCGAATAGTTTCACAAACAACAACAGACAACACAGGACGAGGTATGAGTATTTCGTTACTATACTGTGATGAGTTTGCATTCGTTAATCCAACCATTGCGAAAGAATTTTGGACTGCAATTTCTCCAACACTAGCAACAGGTGGTAAGGCAATTATTACTTCCACACCAAACAGTGACGAAGATCAGTTTGCACTTATTTGGACAGAAGCCATGAAACGCTTTGACGAACATGGTAACGATACTGAAGTTGGTATAAATGGTTTCTTTGCTTTTTCTGCACACTGGAGTGAACACCCAGATAGAGACGAGCAATGGGCCGCAGAAGAAAAATCACGTATTGGTGAAGAACGTTTTAGACGTGAACACGAATGTGAGTTTTTGATTTTTGATGAAACACTTATCAATAGCGTGAAACTTGCAGAACTAGAAGGCAAAGATCCTATTCGTAAAATGGGGCAAACACGTTGGTACAAAGAAGTAAATCCTAATTACACTTATATTGTAAGCATGGATCCGAGTTTAGGAACGGGTGGAGATCCTGCCGCAATTGAAGTATTCGAATTGCCTAGTTTTGAACAGGTAGCAGAATGGCAACATAACAATACACCTATACAAGGACAGGTACGTATACTAGGACAAATTACTAAAACCATTATGGAAGATTGCCAGTCAAAAAGCACAACACTTCCGCAGGTATATTACAGTGTAGAAAATAATTCAATAGGAGAAGCCGCTCTTGTTGCTATAAACGAATACGGCGAAGAAAACATTTATGGAATGTTTTTAAGTGAACCTGCACGTAAAGGGCATGTTCGTAAGTTCCGTAAAGGTTTCAATACAACACATAAAACTAAAATAGGTGCGTGTGCTAAATTCAAACAACTGCTAGAAACAGGACAATTAAAAATACATAGCAAACCGTTAATTTCAGAATTAAAAGCATTTGTAGCACACGGTACAACATTTGGTGCTAAAACAGGCGAACATGACGACCTAGTAATGGCAACCATGTTAAATGTGCGTATGCAAAAGATCCTAGCAGACTGGGATCCGGCAATATATGAGAAAATGAGAGACGCAGAAGTGGAAGATCGAGTCTTGCCGATGCCTGTGTTCATTTCATTCTAGTAGCATAAATAACAATATGAATGGATTAGATAATATATCAAAAGCAATATTTGAAAAGATTCGTGGACGTTTTCCTAAGATTGTAATGGGAGACGAAAACGGAGCGCCTACTGCTAACGAAAGTCAGGCACGTTTTTTTGATTTTGACTGGGTAGTAAACGGTGAAAATCAAGGAGCAGTAAGCATTAGTATTCAAGAAGGCGAAGCATTAAAGATTTATTATAGTCAGAATATGCTTGAAAACTTACCAGAGCCTATAGAAAACGAATGGTATAATTTTTTAAAAGAAATGCGTTTCTTTGCTAAAAAACATATGATGGGATTTGATACCCGTGATATAGCAAAATCTAATCTAGATAAAAGAGATTATCAATACTTGGCAAACAAACAAGTTCAGGAGTCAGCAATGTACGGAACAACTAAATCTAGTTATGAGGAACTAGACAAAACAAAACTTATTATTAGACACAAAAAAGAAATCACACCAGAGCAAACGGGTGCTAGAACAAGACACATTAGTTCATTGTTTATTGAAAATGAATCAGGCGAACGTTTTAAATATCCTTATGCTCATTTAGCAGGTGCCAGAGCAATGGCACGTCACGTTGCTAACGGTGGTCTTCCTCATGACGACTTTGGTAAACACATTATTGAAACTTCTAGTAACATTGCAAAACTTACTGCGTTCAAACGTTACGTTGGTAAGAAAGACTTTATGAACACAACTTCAAATGATATTATTGAAGGATCTAATATTGAACTTGAAAACTTAAGAAATCATATTAAGAAATTACAAGGTCAACAGTACTACTTAGATACAAAAGAAAATTACAGTGTGACTGAGAGCGGTGACTCAGAATTGGGAGAAGATGTTATAAACGAACTTACCAATGCATTTACTATTCCGCAGTTTAATGAAGATCTAAAAGATATGTTTCCTTTACTACACAACATCTATCAAAAACGTGTTGCTGAAACAACAATTGATTTAGATGAAGTTGTTAAAGAAGGTTTTATGCCTAAGGAAATGGAAGGCGAAACTGAATTTGAATTTACGGGTGACGACGGCGAAACAGGCTTCGGAACTCTATACTACAAAGCAGTGATCAAACAAAGCGATGAACACGGTTACTATGCTGAAGTTGATCCCAACTCACTAAGAGGTGAAGCAGAAGGCGACGGCAACAATAAACTAGACAACGAACTAGCAACTGCTGTTGTTCAACCAGATGGTCCAGACCATGAAGCGGCAATGGATGCGGCAATGGATGATGCTATGGATCAGATTAAAAATGCAGACATTGATGTCCCACAAGAATCAAGCGACATAGATGAATTTGAAACTTGGGCAGACTCTGTAATGGACGAATCCCTAGATAAACAACGTATTGCTATGCTTAATAAAATGCTTGGCAAAACATTACCAGTAGGTCCTGATGCAACAAATGCAATAAACAGTCTCAAAGGTATTATTGATGACGAAGGACTTATGAGTGAACTAAAAGACATGGCTGAGAAAGACACAGAGTCTTGTGCAAGGCCTGCTATCTATCGTTATATTCAAAAGAACGATCCTGAAGTATTAGACAAACTAAACTTCGGTGATATGAATATGGAAGACGATACTACAGATGTAACAATTGATAAAGACGGTGCTATGAAACTTAGCGGCGATGAAAAAGAGCCTAAAGATGAAAAAGCAAGTACTGAAGATATCATTGAATTTGTCCGCTCATTCTATGACACAGAAACTGGAGCGTTTCCAAAAGGTGAAACAGGTGTGGTTATCTCCGCCCGTAAGCGTTTTGGTGATTCCGTAGGGGATCTAGTCGAAAAATTTGTATCCAAACTGACAGGTAAGGAAGTACAAGTTGAAAACGACGATGAAGATGTAGAAGAAGGTAGCATCAAGTACATGCACAGTCTAAAAGCCAAAGGACACAGCGACGAAGAGATAGCCAAAGAATTAAACATGTCCGCTGACGAAGTTAAAAAGGCTATGAGCAAAACTGACGAAGGCCACGAGGAAAAAGACAACAAAGATTTCTCTGATAAAGAAATCAAAATGGCATTTGGTGTACTAAATGATCCTAGATACAAGGGCGGAAACTATTCTGGAGCAGTTGATGTAATTGAAAAGATTGCTAAAGGATTGTCCAAACACCCTAGTGTAGAAAAAGCATTAATGAGAACAAACGAAGAATTAGACTACATCAAAGACAAATTGGCAAAATTAATTAAGTAATTTCAGAAATTTTAGTTGACCTTTAGAGGAAAACTAAATATAATAGTAGGTATGTTGTTAGAAACATATATCTACAACAGGCACATAAAGGCAAAACATAGGAGGCTTAAATTATGGCAACATTAGCAGAAATTCGTGCAAAACTACGCGAACAAGAATCACGCACAGGTGGTTCAAATCAACAAAGCGGCGGCGACAACGCAATTTACCCACATTGGAATATGGCAGAAGGTACTGAAGCAGTATTACGTTTCTTACCAGACGCTGATCCAGAGGCTACTTTCTTTTGGAAAGAGCGTTTGATGATCAAACTTCCATTTGCGGGAATCAAAGGTCAAACTGATTCACGTCCAGTGACAGTTAACGTTCCATGTATGGAAATGTATGGCGAAACTTGCCCTGTACTTTCAGAAGTACGTGGTTGGTTTAAAGATCCAGCACTAGAAGATCAAGGTCGTAAGTATTGGAAAAAACGTTCTTACATTTTCCAAGGATTTGTAGTTGATAATCCGATTAGTGAAGATTCAACTCCAGAAAATCCAATTAGACGTTTTATTATTGGTCCACAAATTTTCCAAATCATTAAAGGTGCTTTGATGGATCCTGAGATGGAAGAACTTCCTACAGACTTTGTAAGAGGTGTTGACTTCCGTATTAAGAAAACATCTAAAGGTGGATATGCAGACTACTCAACTTCACAATGGTCACGTAGAGAACGTGCTCTAACTGATATTGAGAAATCAGCAATTGACACAAATGGAGTGTATAACCTTAATGACTTCTTACCTAAGAAGCCGTCAGATGTTGAAGTTAAAGTTATTCAAGAAATGTTCGAAGCATCTGTTGATGGTGAAGCATATGATCCAGAGCGTTTTGGTCAGTACTTTCGTGCTCCAGGCATGAGTGCTCCAACTGGTGATCCGAACAAGAGTGCATCAGCACCAGCGGCAACACCTGCTCCTACTCCGGCACCTGAGCCAGTAGCAGAAACTGTAGCACAACCTGCTCCGGCGGCAACTACTGCAAGTGCAAGTGAAGACAAACCAAGTAGCGAACGTGCTAATGACATTTTAGCAATGATCCGCAACCGTCAATCTTAATAAGGAGTAATCATGGCGAAACCATTCGACGTTAGTAAATTTCGTAAGAATCTTACCAAGAGCATTACAGGTCTAGGTGTAGGTTTTAACGATCCTACTGACTGGGTTTCGACCGGCAATTACGCACTTAACTATCTTATCTCTGGGGACTTCCACAAAGGAATCCCCTTAGGTAAGGTAACAGTGTTTGCTGGCGAATCCGGTGCAGGTAAATCTTATTTTGCAAGTGGTAACATTGTGAAAGCGGCACAAGATCAAGGTATCTTTGTAGTCCTAGTTGACTCAGAGAACGCACTTGATGAAAAGTGGCTTAAAGCACTAGGTGTTGACACAGCAGAAGATAAACTTCTACGTTTGTCGATGAGTATGATCGACGATGTAGCAAAAACTATTAGTGAGTTCATGAAGGATTATAGATCAGATTATGATACTGTAGATCCTGCAGACAGACCTAAGGTACTGTTTGTGATTGACTCACTTGGTATGTTGTTAACTCCAACAGATGTTGACCAGTTTCAAAAGGGTGATATGAAAGGTGATATGGGTAGAAAACCTAAGGCACTTACAGCACTTGTACGTAACTGTGTAAACATGTTTGGTAGTTACAATGTAGGTATGGTATGTACTAACCACACATACGCATCACAAGATATGTTTGATCCTGATGATAAAATTAGCGGTGGTCAAGGTTTTGTGTATGCTTCATCTATTGTAGTGGCAATGAAAAAATTGAAACTAAAAGAAGATGAAGACGGTAAAAAGGTAACAGATGTACGTGGTATCAGAGCCGCTTGTAAGGTTATGAAAACACGTTACGCTAAACCTTTTGAAGGCGTACAAGTAAAGATTCCATATGAAACAGGTATGGATCCTCACAGTGGACTAGTAGACTTGTTTGAAAAACAAGGCATTCTAACACAACAAGGTAACAGACTTAAATTTGTCAATAGCCGTAATGAAGAAACTCTAGAATATCGTAAAGATTGGACAGGAGAAAAGTTAGGAATCATTATGGAGGACTTTTCCAAGATTAGGCATAAGTACGAAGAGGCAGTAACAACGGAAGAAGATACTGCTAGTACAACTGACGAGGAAAAGACAAGTGACGGAGATGAGTGAAGATCAATTAATTGACCTTTGGGATATTTTTTCAGAATATGTCCCAAAGGCAAATAAAGAACAACTAGCAATGCAGTACGTAAAGTGGTGTCAAGACAACGGTGTCGACGAAGACGTTCTTTATGCTTTGGGTGGTGAAGATCCGTATTTACAAGAAGCGGTAGAAGACATTCAAGGTAAAAAAGAACATGATGCTGAAGATGATGACTGGGAAAACGACTCGTATTCTAGTGACGACGAAGATTGGGATTAAATGAACTGGTATTCTAGAATTACTCAAGATATTGCTAACATTCCGGCCGCAATTCTCTGGTACGAAAACGAACTTGGAGAAGCACGTAAGGAAACAAAACTATTCGGCAATCTGGAAAAGCAAGCCGCAAACTTGCCTGGTATTGTTGAAGAACGTTTTGGACAGTTGCAGGAAATTGAAGCAATTCTAGAATACCTTAATATCGAGTTACGAAGAACACGTAGTAAGTTCTTCAAACAATATCTAGAAAATTATCAACGAGCATTATCCAGCCGGGACGTAGAAAAATACGTCGACGGTGAAGCAGACGTTGTTGACTTTGAAAAAATTATCAATGAGTTTGCACTGCTACGTAACAAATGGTTAGGTGTAATGAAAGGCATTGACATGAAACAATGGCAAATCACTAACATTACTAAACTGCGTGTAGCAGGAATGGAAGACGCATCCATATAATATTATAATCATAATATACGCATATAAATAGTACTATGAAACAGAAAACCATAGTACTAGTAACAGGCGGCTTTGATCCTATACATAGTGGACATTTAGCATACCTTGAAGAAGCAAAGAAGTTAGGTGATGAACTTTGGGTAGGACTTAACTCAGATGCATGGCTAACACGCAAAAAGGGTAGACCTTTTATGCCAATCAATGAGCGTGTTGAAATAGTAAAAAATCTCTACATGGTAGATGCAGTCATCGACTTCGACGATACTGACGATAGTGCTTGTGGAGCAATTTTCAAAACTAAAAGTTTAAATTCACTGGATAACAAGATTATTTTTGCAAACGGTGGTGACCGAACATGGAAAAACATTCCTGAAATGCTCACATATGGTGATGATCCTAATGTGGAATTTAAATTTGGGGTTGGTGGAGATCTTAAAAAGAATTCATCAAGTTGGATCTTGGAAGAATGGAAAACCCCTAAAGTAGAACGTCAATGGGGATGGTATAGAGATCTATACACTATTGGTAAAGGCATCAAAGTTAAAGAACTTGTAATTGAGCCTGGTAAAAGTTTATCCATGCAAAAACATTTTAAACGTGCCGAAATGTGGTACGTGTTAAAAGGTATGTGTAAATGTAAAACTGAATTAAACGGTATTGCAGATGATGTAACTCTACAGCCCCTTAACAAGGGATATGATATAGGTGTAGAAGTATGGCATCAAGGTTATAATCCGTTCAACGAGCCTTGTCATATTTTAGAAGTCCAACACGGAGAGTTGTGTGTTGAGGAAGACATCGAACGCAGAGAGGAATAATAAAAATGAATACTGTTTATATTGGTTACGACAGCAGAGAAAAAATTGCAAGTGATGTATGTGAATATAGTTTGAAACATACCACAGAAGAACCGATCGATGTAAGATACTTAAAGTTAAATGAACTTAGACAAAAAGGAATTTACACCCGCGGCCAAGATACACTAGGTTCAACTGAATTTACATTTACAAGATTTTTAATTCCTCATTTACAAAATTACAAAGGCTGGGCATTGTTTTGTGATTGTGATTTTTTATGGCTAGATGATGTTGATAAATTGTTTGCACAACGTGATGACAAATATGCTGTAATGTGTGTTCATCACGACTATACTCCAAAAGAAGGAGTAAAGATGGACGGAAAACAACAACATTTGTATCCAAGAAAAAACTGGAGTTCGATGGTATTATGGAACTGTGGACATCCTAGTAATGCTCAAGTTATTCCAGAAATGGTTAATAAAGAAACAGGAAAATTCATGCACCGTTTTAGTTGGTTAAAAGATTCTGAAATTGGAAAAATCAATCACGAATGGAATTGGCTTGAAGGTTGGTATAAAGAACCACAAGACGGCAAACCAAAAGCAATACATTTTACTGAAGGCGGACCTTGGTTTAAAAATTGTCAAGATGTTGACTATGCTGACCTGTGGATTAATACAGCAAATAAAACAGGTAAAGTATGGTCTCTGTTGTAGCATTAAAAGGAGCAATCAAAAATGTTTCCGGTGCACTTGCTAAAGGATTAGCAAAGCACGGCGATAAATTTGAAATAATAGACTCTTTTGACATTCCGCATAATGCAGATGCTTACATCCAAACCAATCTATTAAAACCTAAAATCGACAACGGCTGGCAAGGTCCTATGTATAGATTTATTCGTGATAGTGGTAAACCATATCTTGTAAACGAATCACCTAGTTTTAGAAGACATCTAGGTTGGACAAGATTAGGCTGGTACAGTTACAAATGGACAGAAGGCATTTTTGGAAATGAAAATAGTCCTAGCGATAGATGGAATAAGTTTCAAAAAGAAAGCGGAGTCCAATTAAAGGATTGGCATAGTCCTGGAGACGCTATTATAATTATGGGACAAAAAGAGGGAGACAGTAGTCTTTTAAATTTGTACAAAGATTATAATAGTTTTTATGATTGGGCAGAAAAAACAATTTTAGAAGTAACAAAGTACACAGATCGTCCTATAATACTTCGTCCTCATCCTAGAAATCTAAGTAGAGGAAACAAATTATCCTACAAATTACAGAAAAAATATCCTAAATTAAAAATATCTGTTAGTGAAAACACAGATAGTCTTGCAGATTATTTGCCAAATGACAACAATGAAAACAAAGCAGACGGCCTTTATCAAGACCTTAAGAAAGCATATTGCGTAATTACATATAATAGTTTAAGTGCTATTGAATCTATATGTGAAGGAATACCTACATATGCATTTGAAGATGGAAGTATGATTTGGCCTATTAGACAGATGGATTTAGCAAATATTGAAAACTTAAATTACAATATAGATAGAACACAGTGGAGTTATGATATTGCCTACACACAATGGACACAACGAGAACATGCTACAGGTGAAAGTTGGGCACATCTTAAACCATTAATTTTTGGAGACAACGATGCGTAAATTTGCGTGTATTACAACATTTAATAAAGACTATTACGACTCAATGGCAAACAAAATGGTAGAAACTTATTTGCAGTTTTGGCCTGAAGACATTCCGTTGTATTGCTATACAGAAGATATGAAATTACCGTTAAGTTCTCCTAAACTTCGAGAAATAGATGTATACGAAGCCTGCGGTCAACCATTAAAAGAATATCTAGATTATATTGGTACACACTACAGTAGAGGATTTGCATACAAAGCATTTTGTTGGGTACATGCATGTAAGACATTAGATGTAGATCAAATAATTTATTTAGATGCAGATAGCGTTACATATAGACCAATTACAAACGAATGGTTAGACAGCATACTAAAAGAAGATGAACTAGTTGCATATATGGGTGTAACTATGCACAAAGGTAAGTGGGCAGGAACTAATAAACAACACGCCGATAGTGGCATTTATTGGTTTAACAAGAATCACCCTTACGCAGATACATTTGTAAACAGATACGAAAATATATATTTGTCTAAGGAAGTAAAAACTGATAACGATCGTTTTCCTAAACCAAACGATGCATATGTTTTAGCAGATTGTGTAACTGATGCAATTTCTAACGGTGTTAAAATTGTCGACTTCCATCCCGAACGTACTGCACACAGTCCATTAAAAGAAACTGTACTAGGAAAATATTTTAGACATTTTAAAGGCGCTAGGAAAAAAGATCCAAAGATGGATTCATATATTAATAAGATTACTAGCGGAGCAGAACGCAAGGATCTTGACAAACAAGAAAAGAAAAATAAAAAACACGGTAAACTAAAAGAGTTGCCTAATACATTTAGGACATGGAAATGATTGATTGGCCAGAAAAACCAAGCGGACAGGTAGGATGGAGATTACCTTATTTGTTTGCAGGAATAGATTATATTAAACCAAAGAGCATTTGCGAAATCGGTTGTTATAGAGGAAAGACAAGTTTACGCTTGTGTCGACATGCAATAGAGAAAGTAAATGAATTACATTTTGTTGGTTACGATTTGTTTGAACTTGCTACAGTTGAAAATAATAAAAAAGAAATTAATGGCAAAGGCAGTGGAAACTATAGACGTACAGCATTAGCAATGGAAAAGATAGAACGAGATTGCAATCCAAACAGAGAAAAATTTTACATATATAAAGATAAAAAATTTACATGGGAATTGCATAAAGGTTATACACAGGAAACATTGAAGAAACGTAAGTTTGATTTTGTTTTTATCGATGGTGGACACAGTTATGATACTGTAAAACATGATTATGAAAAAGTAAAAGGCAGTAAACTTATTATATTTGACGATTATGATTTAGAACCAGTGAAACAGTTTTGTGACGAAATAGGTGCAAAAAGTTTAATTACTGATAAAACAAAGAAGGGCCTTGCGTACATATTATCATGAGTTTTAAGTTACCTTACAGCGAACAGCATTACAGTCAATTTGACGAAGACGGTGTAATATTACACTTGATAAATGCTTTACATAACCCAAATAAAAAATGTGTTGAAATCGGTTGGGGCAACGATCGAAGGCATGTAAGAAATAATTTAGCAGTTAATTGCACACAAAATCTAATTCAAAACCATAACTATTCGTGTGTAGCATTTGATTTAAAAAAGCAAATAAGTGTACCTAATAAGGTACGGTTTTATCAACAAAAAATTACTCCGGATAATTGCAAGAAAGTATTAAAATTATTCGATAAAGATGTAGATTTTTTTAGTTTAGATATAGACGGATATGATTTTCCTGTAATGCAAGAACTAATGAATTTAAACTTTCGACCTAGTATAATTTGTGCAGAGATGAACAAAAGGTTTGGATACAATACTGTTGCATCTTTTCCTTATGTTGAAAACTGCAATCATTATAATAAGCAACAGTATCACGGAGTTAGTTTTTTAAAGTACAAAAACTATTTAGAAGCATTAGGATATAAATTTTTTACAGTAAACAGTAATAGTGTTAACATTTTCTTTTACGACCCTAACAAGTTAGACGAAAGTAAATTATCAAATGTAACATTAAATTGTGATGAAAATATTACAAATAAAATCACAGAAGAATTTAAAACAAGAATTAAAACACACGAATTTTGGAAAAATTATTATAATGATATTTTTAAGTAAAAACGGTACTGACGAATACGTTAATATGTTTGCTGAAGGTTGCAATGCTAAACCTACTTCAGATAAAACTTTTGATTACGATGCAACTGCTCCACAACCCATAGTACTCCGTGGAATTCTCAAACACAAAATTATGAAACAATGTTGGGAAGATGAGCGTGACTTCTATTATATGGACAGTGGGTATTTAGGCAACTATAAGTCGCCAATTAATCCTAACGGATGGAAGTGGTTTCATCGTGTTGTCAAAAATGATTTGCAACATAATCAAATTATAGATCGTCCGGGTGATAGATGGGAACAATTAAAATATAAAATTCCTAATTGGAAAAAGAATGGAAGAAATATTTTAGTCGTTATGCCTAGTGAAAAGCCAGCAAAGTTTTATGATATTAACTTGGAACAATGGCGAGAACAAACAATAAACACAATCAAGCAGTATACTGATCGTCCTATTGTTGTAAGAGAAAAAGCAAGTAGACCAGAACGTATTGTAAAAACAATTTACGAAGAATTGGATGATGCATATGCTGTTGTAACACTACAAAGCATTGCCGCTACTGAAGCAGTACTTTATGGTGTTCCTGCATTTGGACTAGCACCCAATGCTAGTACCCCTGTAGCACTAGATGACATAACTAAAATTGAGACTCCGTACTACGCAGACAGTGATTTAGTTTATAAATGGGCCTGTCATTTAGCATATGGACAGTTGCATATACAAGAGTTATACGACGGCACAGCAAGGAGAATACTTTATGATAATTAAAATTTTTATGTTAACAGGTCAAAACAACGGAGAGAAAGATGTTCTTCGTGCATACTATAGAGGTATAGTCAAACACTTTGCTACATCAATTGGAGAAAAAGATGTTAATGATATCAACGAAACCAAGGTTGTAAAAGAAATTAAGAAAAACGGTATTGATATTAGCATGGATTATAATGAACATCCGGGAGAGGACTGTGACGTTGGCGTTATTTTTGGTAGTGCTAAACCGAGAGACAACTTGCATCACAGAGTTAGATCTGCTGTAGTTAAAGATGCAAAAAATCATATTATAATTGAAACTCCTTTACTTGCACGTAGTATCGTAAAACAAAGCAATCATGAATATTATAGAATAGGTCTAAATGGATTCTTAAATGGTCAAGGTGAGTTTAATAACGAGAACTGCGATGCTGAAAGATTAAAAGCATATGGAGAATTATACAGTGGATGGAATGGCTGGAAACAAAACAGCAACGGACATATCTTGATTCTATTACAACTTCCCGGAGATGCTAGTCTACGTGATAGCAATCACGGCGAATGGTTATTGGATACCATAGACGAAATTAGAAAAATAACCGGACGTAAAATTCTAATTAGATTTCATCCTGCAATGAGTGAAAAAGGTCATGAAAACTTTTTTGGAGATGTTGGTAAAGTTGTTTTTAAAAACTATAAAGAAGTACACTGGAGTGACGGAATAGCAAGAACTTTACAAGAAGATTTGAAAGATGCTAAAGTTTGTGTTACTTATAGTAGTGGTAGTGCTATTGACTCTATTGTTTACGGCATACCGACTATTGCAATTGATGAAGGCAATTTTGCTTATCCAATTTGTAGTAAAAGTTTAGATGCAGTAGAAAAACCACTAGAAGCATCACACGAAACTGTAATACAATGGTTACAAGATCTTTCTTATTGTCAGTGGAATAGGATGGAAATGAGTAATAGCAGAGCATGGACACACATTTGGCCTAAAATTGTACAACTAGTTGGTAAACCTGAGCCTGTAGAAGAATGAAAGTAATCAGTTATCTAAAAGGAATACCAGGCAGTAATAAAAATCCAGAAAAGCCTGAAGTATTAAAAAGATTTGTTCAAGGCGTACAAGTACACGGAGATGTAGGAATAGCATCCGACGGTGGGTATGTTCCTAGTGATGTTGCTGTGTTACAAGGATATGTGCATGAAGACAGTCCTAATACCCCGCACTTGATATTACGTAAACAGGTACTTGATGAGCAGACTAGACGCAATGCACATACAATAATTGTTGATAGCAATCTGTTTTTATATTTAGATAAAGAAAATACAAAGAGATATTTACGATATAGTATGGATGGCGTGTTTCCTACTACTGGAAACTATTTTTGGGATAATCCTGATCCAAAACGTTGGGAAAAAATAAAAATTAATTTAAACATCAATGTAAAACCATGGCGTACAACAGGTAATCATATTTTAATATGCTTGCAACGTAACGGTGGCTGGAGTATGAAAGGACAGGACAATCAGGATTGGGCACGTGATATGATTTTGCGGTTGCGACAACATACTGATAGACCAATTATTATAAGAGGTCATCCTGGAGATCGTCGTGCTGGTAAGTATCTTAATCCAAGAGAACGTGCTTACAAACTACACGGACTTGACAATGTTCATATAAGTGATCATAGAAATAGAAGTTTGCAGATGGATTTAAACAGTGCATGGGCAACAGTGGTTTACAATAGTAGTCCAGCAGTTGCAAGTGCTATTGAAGGAGTTCCTGTATTTGTTGATGATCCTCGAGATTGTCAAGCACAAGATGTTGCAAATACTAATATTGCAAACATTGAACTTCCGGATATATTTGATAGACAACCCTGGTTGCAAAAATTAAGTATGTGTCATTGGAACTTTGAAGAACTTAGTTCCGGAGAAGCATGGGCACATATGAGAAAGTATGCACAATGAAGATAGAGTTTGGTTGCGGAGAAACGCCAACTAAAAAAGGTTTTAAAACTTGTGATGTAAGAAATGTTCCAGGTGTTGACTTTGTATGTCCTGCATGGGACATAGACAAACATGTTAAAGAAAATACTGTTGATGAAATTTTTTCAAGACATTTTTTTGAACACTTAACATTTAAACAAGGTGAAGTAGTTTTAGATAAATGGAAAAAAATTCTTAAGCCAAGTGGTAAATGTGAAATGATGTTACCTAATATGACTTTCCATATTAACCAATGGGTAAATTTGAGACACGAGGGAAAAAATTTACGACATGCTAAGGGCGGATTCTGGGGCTGGCAACGCGGCGAATTTGACGATGTATGGGACATACATAAGAGCGGTTACGATAGAGAATTGCTTACAGATCTATTAGTTAAAAAAGGCTTTACAAAAATAAAATCTCTTGCTTCTGATTCGAGCAAGCATTTACATTTAGAGTTTTACAAAGCATAAGCCGTTGTGCTTAACAAATGCTTTATGACTGAACTTTCCTTTAATATTTAAAGTAGTTACTTCTTTGATCATACGTGTCATATTAGCATCGTATTGAAATCCATAATTTTTAAACACATCTTTCCAGTACTCCGGAGTATTACAGTTTACATGATGATGTCCTGCTTTGCCAGGAGGTGCAAATGTCATTACAACAAATTTACCACGTTGGAAATCTTTCATATAATTTTCTTGATACTTCTCCCAAACATGTTCAACAAATTCTACAGACCAAATTAAATCTACTTCTTTATCAAATTTACTTGGACCTTTTTCATAGTCATGTATTGTTACATATTCTTTAATACTGTCAGGTCTACTAACTTGAAAGTCACCGTCAATACCATATGCTTGTAAGCCTTTTGACCTTGCTAGTTCAACCATACCGCCAGGTCCACAACCGATATCAAGCATAGATTTTACATTTAACATACGAATCATGTGATTAAGTGATCCTTCGTCGAGATGTGTTTTATTTTTATGTCCGCCTAGATGATCGGGTAAACTCATTTAATAACTCCTTGTGCAAGTTGATCAACAATGCTTGTGTCTAAGAAACGTATTGCTTGTTTACGCTTATTACGTTTACATTTTGTATCTAATTGATATACATTTTCAATTTCGGCAACTGCTTGTGCTACACCTTTAATAATATAATCATCAAAAATTACTACAGGTGTTTCACTTAACATTCTGTAGTCGTGTTTTACTATTTCGTAATTATGACCCCCGTCGATAAAAGCAAAATCGTATTTTTGAGGAGTGTTTAAAACTTTAGTTGTATCACCTTTAATTAATCTGTAATTAAATTTAGTTGGATACTTTGTGCGTAATGAGTTAAGTTTAGCAGTTGCAATACTTAATCTCCCTGTACCTTTACCGTTGTGTCCTATCTTGTGCGTTTCATCTGTAGCATCGTCAAATAGATCATAGCCTGTATAGTCTACGTCCAATCCCATATTCAAAAGATACTCGCACATTTGGCCTGCACTCTTTCCGTCGTGCGTTCCGATTTCACAAATACGTTGCGGCTTTACAACATCAAATACTCTATAAAAATTTTCAATTAATGGACCTTTCATCTTACAGTCCTCCAATAGTCTTCTTGTCTTTGCACTTTTAGATCTTTACGTTTGCTTTGACCTTCACGCTTTCGATCGCCTTTCATATGATCAAAGTATGCACCTAGTTCACTATTAATAAGTGGGTGGCCTTCGCCTTGTATACCACTGCTGATGTCTTTGTTTTTAACACCATAGGTAGTTTCGTGCCAGCGTCTTACTACGTCATAAATGTAACTGTCATGCCATTCTTTTTCTTTAAAGATACCATTTTCGGCATCATCATACATGCGTTGAAATTCATCAATAAATTTGTCGCAATGTTCGTGATTTAGATTTAAACTGTACCAACCACATTCTGTATACTTTGGTCCTCTACCTAAAAAACATGTAAACACATCTTCAGGAACAAACTGTTCAAGAAATGATATTGACATAGGACTATGTACATAACTGTCTGCATCCATCCAAATTAAAACATCCACGCCTTCTTGTTTAGCACGTCTTGCGGCATTACAAACTGCATAAACTTTATTGCAAAATTTAATTGCGTCCCACTTGAATGCTTTACGTGCATCAAGTCTTTTTTTATCAGGTCCCATACCGTTTGCTCTAGGATCGTTAATGTATTTCTTTTTAAATTCCACCATATCAGGCAAAGTTTTTTCGTGATCAAACACTGTAATATTTCTCTTTGTTTTACGTGATACAGGTGTGCATCTTTCAGCATAGATATATAAATCTATTTCTGTAGGCATTCTATCATCAAAACTATTGATCATACGCTGACCATACAGTTGTAAACCCTGCTGATTAAACGTTGTGAGAACAGCAAATTTTCGTGGCATGTATAAACTCCATAAATAACATTAACTACGTATATTTAGTGATTCCATATGACAAACAAGAAAACATTGAAAAAACCAGATAATGTTGTAGATAACCCACAATCTATGCCATACCCTACAAACGTTGGTGCACCGGCATTTACGGTTCCTGATGTGCTTAGGCACAAACAAGATAGGGGAATAAATGCCACACACTACCTAGAATCAAAGTTTGATGAACTTAAACAAGAATATTTCAAACTGGTACAAATGGCCGAGGATACTGAACTAGTGTACAATGCCAAGTATGCATTTGTTCCTATTGTAGGAAAAGTATATCATTTGTATTTGAATTACAACGATGAATTGTTTCTAAGCATAATTGATCCAGAAAGAGTAACCTGGGAATCGAAGGGAAGTTTTAAATATACTTCAGATAATATATGGGAGAGGGTTGAATGATCGTAGGTATGTTTAATGAGTTCGGAGCAATGAACTCAGTACCCGTGTTTGGTGCTTTTCAGCAAAGCCTAGATAAAGCAGGTATACCTTGGACAAAAAATATTGACATGTGTAATGTTGCAGTCATTTGGAGTGTGTTGTGGCACGGTCGAATGGCTCGTAACAAAGACGTATGGGAACACTGTAAAAAATACAACAAGCCTGTTATTGTTTTAGAAGTAGGTGGAATATTAAGAAACCAAAGTTGGAAAGTTGCATTAGGTGGTATTAATAACGAAGCATATTTCGGACAACAATCCACCAGCAGTGTAAACAATTGGTTAAGACAATCTGGTCAATATAGACAAAATAAATTTGGTGTATCATTGTTGCCGTGGCGAGAAACACACGCTAACAAATATGTTTTAATTTGTACACAGCACAACAAAAGTCATCAATGGAGAAATATGCCGGGAGTAAATGACTGGTTGGAACAAACTATTGCTGAGATAAGAAAACATACACAACGTCCTATTCAAATTAGACCTCATCCTAGATCTCCTTTGGATCAAATGGTAGTGAGGAAATTAGATATCAATTACAAAGATGTAAAAATAAATTTTCCTATAAGGTA